TCTTCAACAGATACCATTTACCCTGCAATCGGGGATCAGCTCGATCTACTCTACAAAGACATCGTAGCTGGAACAGTTACAACTAGTGGCGGTTTTGCAACAGCAATTAAAGCCACAAAGGATAAGAATCCGAAGCCTTAATAAAGAGTCAAGTAAAAGTAACAGCCGACTCTGGGGGAGGTACAGTCTCCCTTAAAGCTCCGGCTACAACAACAAGTAATGCTGCAGTTGTCTTGACTCTCCCAGTAGACGACGGTGCAGCTAATACATTTTTAAAAAGTAATGGTAGTGGGGTTACCAGTTGGGCAGCCCCTACTGCTACAGAAATAGGAACATCATCAGGTACAGCCTCAGCATCCACATATCTTTGTGGAAACAATACTTGGGGTACGCCTGGTGGAGGTAAAATGCTTCAAGTAGTGCAGACAGTAAAAACAGATGCCGTCTCAGAGTCTGTTTCTGCTAATACATGGGAAGATATAGCTGGAATGTCAGCGAGTATAACTCCTGCCACAGGCAGTAAAGTATTAGTAAATTTTAATATACAGACTGGTTTAGATGGTGGTATATATAATATGAAAACTCAGCTCTTAAGAGGAAGTACAGCAATATGTATAGGTGATGCCCGTGGTAGTAGTCGAAAGAGGGTAACAACACAAGTTTGGAGTACATACACCCACGGAAGTTATAATTGGTGGAATCAGTCCATGCAATTCTTAGATACAAGTCCTAGTGGTGATGGTAGTACTGCTATTACGTATAAACTACAATGGACTGATAGTTATAGCAGAACACTTTATTTAAATAGAAGTGCACAAGACTCAGATACACATTATTACGCTACTGCGGTTTCACAGATTACATTAACGGAGATAGGCGCATGACAACTTTAAACGTAACTAATTTAAAACACGCTTCCTCTTCAAGTAATAACATCGTATTAAATTCTAACGGTACTATTACAGCAACAAACAGTGTATCAACTGAGGCTGTAAAAGTTTGGGCTAGGTTTGATATGGATCAAGGTGGTACATCTATAGATGATTCATATAACGTTGATAGTATTGCTGACGGCGCTACAGGCATTTGGCAAGTAGTATTTGATACTGATTTTGCTAATGCTAATTATGCAATCCTTGTATCAGCTGGTGGAGCTGGAAACCATACAGCTTCTTTCCATGATGGAGAAGGTGATGCAAGTAGAGATCAAGCAACAACTGATTGTTGGATAGTTGCTTGGGGTTATAATTGGTCTAATGAAGATCATGAAGTAAGTATAGCATGTTTTGGAGATCAGTAATGAAATCAGGAGATGAAAACAAAAGGATTATTTATACAAATTCCGACGGTAACGTCGTTATAATACATCCTGCAAACAAAAGTCCAACTAGAACAATAGAACAAGTACAAGCTAAAGCAGTTCCTTCTGGTATTAAATCTTATATCGTTGATAAAAGTGTAATACCTACAGATCGATCCTTTAGAAATGCTTGGACTTATACACCTTAATACTATGGGATTTAACACAGATATGGCGAAAGCCAGGGAAATACATAAAACAAACATCAGACATGCTAGAGATGAGAAGTTCCTTGCTCTAGATGCTGAGTTTAATAAGGTATTAGAAGCATCTGGTAATACAGCTGCAGTAGCAACAAAGAGGCAGGCGCTAAGAGATGCACCAGCTGATTCAGCTATTGCTGCTGCTTCAGATGCTGCTGCTCTTAAAGCACAGTGGAATACATCAATTTTAGGTACATCACCTTATTGAATATACCGAAGCTAACGCTACCTAAATCACCACCCATACCAAACCCTCCTACAATCGACCTGAAGGTGCCTTCGGCTCACATACCATCCTTTCCTCCTATAGTGATACCTCCGAGCGATCTGGAGGCCCCTGAGGGGGTAAAGGCAGAGGATACAGGTTCAACTGCACCTGAGGTGAGAAAGTTAGACATACCTTATATTGACGTACAAGTACCATTACCGACAGCAGAGATAGTAGCTACAGCTACATACGCAGCAGTTACTGCAGTAGCAGCTACTACTTTAGCGACCCCTTTCTTTGATACAATAAAGAAAAACCTTCAGAAACAATTACAAGCTAAAGTTAACAAATGGAAGGAAAACCGGAAGGCAAAAACCTCCTCAATAAGCTAAAAGATGCAGCGGAGGATAACGAATCTCAAATTCAAATCCTATCTACCTTCGTCAGATTGGGCGTAGTTGTATGGGCAGGATTTATAATCACTCTGAATTATGTAGAATTACCAGTCATAAAGAAAGCAGGAAGCTCCGATATAACTTTTGTAGCTAGTATTTTTACTGGGGCTTTAGCTAGTTTTGGTTTGAATACATCAAACTCTAAAAGTAAAGGAATGCAACCTGTAAATTGTCCTATGGCTAAAAAGAAAGAAGAATGAAAAAATGGCTATTACTCTTAATGCTGTTATCCCCCTCGGTAGCAAGAGCAGAGCTGGTCACCCCGAACTTCACACAGGGGTCGATGCAGTCAACCACAACTACCACCCAAGAAATAACGGAAACCATAGACACAACAACTTATGGTTCCGCCTTGAACAAATGGACTGGAGAAAACATCACTCATACTTCAGCAACCTCTGGAGGAATTGTAGATACCGACTCGGTATTCACGATTCATACAGTAGGCGATCCATTCACCCTGGAGATAACAACAAGAGCTGCAAGCCAAGTACTATCTCTAACAGAAGTAGAAAGAGAAATCGAAACTACTTCTACCACTACATCATTATCAGTATTCTCACAATAGGAGCACCAGCACATGCTGAAGAGGGAGAGACCAAGAATGTATCAAATCCTGTGGCAGCGGCTACAGGAAATGTTACCAATCAAGCCGTACAATTCCAGAATAATGGCGCTCCGAGCCGTCAAAATTACGGCCCGAGCATATCCTGTAATGGAGCGACGATGACCTTCAGCCCATTCTTTATGGGCAACCAGGTTCAACCTAAGATACCGGCTGATCCTGATGGTTATGTTTTAAATGAAAACTGGGGAGCCCAATTAAACTTTATGGTTCCCCTTGATGGTGGTATAGTTGAACAATGTAAAGCTATAGCAGCTCGTCAAGAAGAGAAAATGCAATTGAATTACGAACTTGTCAGGATTGATAACTGTACTAAGTTTATGCAACGTGGTTTCATGTTACGACCTGGAACCCGTGTATATCATCTTTGTCATGACGTAATTCCAATTGCTGCTTATAAACAAGAAGTCCGAGAACTTCAAAACAATCCATTCAAAATAAATTACAATGACACTACTAATCAAGCCCATCCTTTTAGCATTCCTCAAAAGTGATTCAGTAAAGCAACTCGTGGTTGACTTACTCTCGGCTTATGTAAAGAGGACTGATAATAAGCTTGACGATAAAGCGTTAGAAATCGTTAAAGAAAAACTATTCTCATGAAGAAAGCCGCAGAAGACCAGTTTAATGAATTACATAGCCTTGTCACAACTGAATTCCTACAACGGGTCAAAAGTGGCGAAGCTTCAACACAAGATCTTAAAGCCGCCTGTGATTGGCTTAAGACTAATGACATCACAGGAGTAGCTTATGAAGGTAGTCCTTTAGATAAGCTAGCTCAATCAATCCCCAAAGTCGATTCATCACTTATACAACGGAGTGTATATGGCAAAGTCATCAACTGATACATATAGAACAAATGCTAAAGCGAGAGCTAAGCATGTAAAGGATAATAGTCCAGGTGGTAAGTATGCTCACACCAAAGCCTACAAGAAAGCCCACTCTAAAGCTCGTAGGAAGCTTGGAATCATGGGTAAGGGTGGAAAGGACGTTGTTAAGAGAAATGGTAAACTGACGGGTACAGAGAGCGTTAAGATAAACCGCGGTAGAGGCGGCGCTCAGAGGAAGTAGGGATGGCAGAAATAAAACCTGAAATAAGAGATGGTATCAAATTTTGGAATATAGTAGATGATAAAAATCTTACATATACCGATGGAACTGGTAATGAATGGAAAGGTAAGCAAGCCTTTAATCGAAAATTTGAAGATAACTTAATATCTATACTAAAAAATGAAGAAGCTCGTTTAGGTAGACCTTTAAAGAAACC